TGCCTGGATCGATGTATCCAGTAACTATACCAAAAAAAGAACCAGAACCACAAAAACGCTCAACGGGTGGTACAATAACTCAAGAACATAGGCAAAATCCAGCATATAAACCACCAAAGAGTGGTCCTCTAAAAAGAGCAGAAAGAGGAATGACTGATGGATTTACTGATTTTTCTTTGTCTGTTGATAATATAGAAGAAGCAGTTCGTCGTGATGAAGAAAATGTAATGGCATTTGCAAAAATGTCAGAAAAGTTTAGAGAGTGGAGTTCAACAACAGGAAGACCATTTATGCCGCCAGGAAGTAATGGTTCTGGTGGGGGTGGTGGACAATTGCCTAGGATGGCAATGATACCGGGTGGTGGAAAAGTTCGTGGTGGAGCAGTTGTTACTGACCCATATGATCCAGACTATCAAGATAGTGGGATGGATATTGCCCTCCTTGATCCTAATGGTAGATATGGCATTGGAGCTATCATTCAAAATCCATTTAGTGAACTTACAATTACTGATAAAGGATATCAGTTTGCTAATGGTAGAGGATTTGGATATTATGTTACTGGAAATGCTATAATACAGGGAAAAACTTATGAACTCTTAGTTGGACACCTTGATAAGATAGCAGTAAATAAAGGTGATGTCTTAAAGGCAGGTGATAGTATAGGAACTCAAGGGATGTCTGGTAGTACAACTGGACCACACGTTACGACACACATTAATGATTTGAGTGGCGGTGGAGATCCTTGGAGTGTTTTAACTTCAGTTGCTGATGCCTGGAAAAATGGAAAAATTGTTGTAACTGATGCCACGAAGAAGCAGAGTAATGGAATGGTTGTGACTATTCCAAAGGTCACAAAGGCATTAAATACTTCTAACAACGGTGGAAATCAATCTCTCTTCATTTATGCTGTTCAACCAGTTGAAACTTTTGTTCCATTCCCATATGCAGTTCCAGTAAAACAACCATCCAGTTCATCTATTCAAAAACCAAAATTACCAGGAATATGGAGAGAATAAGATAAATGAAAGAAAAGGCAGTAGCAGCTTCAACATACGAAATTTTTCAAATTGAAAAGAATGGTAGAATAGTTGTCGTAACTGGAGAAGATCCAGAGGGAGCAAGCGTTCCCACTTTTGATTATTATGAAAGTCTTCTGTCTCCAAATATTACAGCAGTAATGTCAGTGATGGACGTTGGTGGAACTGCACAATATGATAAAAAATTTGATAAACAAGGTAGAAAAGGAACATTAAGTTCTGCTCTCCCTTTAACTGGTGATGTTGATGTTAGATTTAAAATTGTATCTAAACTTGGTAGTTTAGACTTTTCTCGCAATCCATTAATTTTTGATAGGCAAATAAATCCAAATCAAGAATCTAACCGTGAAGCAATTATAATGAATTTGGTTTCTAAAGCAGCAAAAGAGAATCAAACAAACGTAGTCAAAGAAAAGTATTCTGGAAATATAGCAGACATAGTTAGAAAGTTATTAAAACAATATCTAAAAGTATCAATAAATGATGGATCAATTACCCCAACAAAAAATACTACTCAATTTGCTGGTAATAGTAAATCTGTATTTGATATTGTCTGCTGGTTGGCATCACAATCTGCACCAACTGATGGCAATCCTGGATACTTCTTTTATGAAACAAGAGAAGGATTTAATTTTAAATCAATTGATGACTTAATCACTCAAGAACCAAAAGAAGAATATACTATGTCTGGTGTTCTGAGGGCAAATCTTGATAATGATGATAATGATTACAAAATACTGCTTAAGAGTAATATAAAAAGCGAAGATCTGATAACATCATTAAAATCTGGAGTATGGCAACATAGAGTCATAACTCTTGATTTAAAAGAAAGAGTTTGTAAAACCACGGTTTTTAAATTTGATGAATTAAAGAAATCTTTAGGTAAAGAAGTAGATGTACCTGATACTGGTGGATTTACCAGAACAAGTTTTCATATAAAATCAATTGGAACTTTTGAAAAAACACCAGCAGGAAAAGTTATCAACGATCCTCAAGAGTGGAAAGCAAAGGCAATTATGAGATATAACTTGTTATTCTCTCAGGTTATACAAATTCAAGTTCCTTGTAATCCACAATTAGTTGCTGGTGATACTATTATATGTAATTTTGAAACAGTTACTCAAGATGATAAGATACAAGGACATGATCCAGTTCAGAGTGGAAAGTATTTGATTTTGAATTTATGCCACCATTTTAATTCGGTAAGATCTTTCACTTCTCTAACCCTAGTTCGTGATTCATACGGTCTATATACTAATAAAAATAAGAAATGAACAGCAATAAAGACGTTATATTTGTTGCTCAAGTTGCTCCAGGACAGAATGAGCATGTTAAAGGTGCTTCTTGGAGTGATGCTTTTGGTAGTCGCGTAAAGATAAGAATTCCAGGTAAACATCCAGAGACCTCAGAAATAAAAGATGATGATCTTCCTTGGGCAATAGTTTCAAAACCAACTTCTCAGGGTCATTTTGATAGAGGATCAACTGGAATTTGGGGTGGTGAGTGGGTATTATGTGTTGCTTCCGATTATGCGGGTCAAGATCCAATCATCATTGGAAGTTTTGGTAGAGCAGCAAATATGCCAGAAATTTCTGCGTCTATTAATGGAACAACACAGTATAAAGATGTGAGTACATATAATGGTGGTCTTCAACCAGGTAATCATCAACTAACTGGTGGAAGTTCTAAGAGATCTGATCCAAGAACTCTGCCGATCGGAAATGATATTAAGGAAGATGCTAAGACAGATCCAACATCTCAAACTGTTACTGAGAATGGTGTTCCCAAAGAACCTATAATTACAGTGAATGAAGATGGATCAAGAACAGTTACAATTGTTGATGGTGATGGAAATAAGATAAATTATCCATTTAAAGCAGGAGAAGAAATTAGTCCAGCGACTCTCAAAAATTTCAATAAAATTCAAGAAACTAATTTCAATTTACAGATGAGTAAAGAAGCACTACTTCGTAATGATTATTCTTCCGCAACTTATTTCGCGGATAGAGCAGCAGGAAGAGAAACTCCTTTTTCTGCCTATAAAGATGCTGGCACATTTGATTTTCAAGATCAACAAATTGCTCAATATAGACCAGATTATACGGCAAAAGATAAGGCAGAAGATAAGTTACTTCTAAGATCTATTCAAAGAGGTGAACTTGGACCAGTTCCAGATGCTCAAATTCAACAAATTATAAATCGCATAAATGGCGTTGGTGTTCGTGGTGTTTAATAAATACCAGAACAAGGAGGTGAATGTATAAATGGCAGATATTGTTCCACAGCAAACGCAATCTTTAGCAGCAAATGATGGATTAGATAATTTAACCGCAGCTCAGGCAGCGGAACAGGCTAGAACTGTAGTGGATACAACCAAGTCTGGTGCTTCTAATCCAGAATTATTTGCCGCAGTAACGAGAGTACGACAAGAAGCAAGGGCAGCAGGTGCGAGTGAGCAAGAAGTTAATAGACTGGTAAATATCCAAACAATTAGAACTCTAAGAGAACAAAGTGGTGCTACTCAAGCAACAGCAACAACAACAGAAACACTAGCAGCAACAATAGGATCTGGAGCATCAGCAGCACCAGGGGCAACACAACCAGTAGCAGAAGTTGCTGATCCCGCAGAAACTGCTGGTATAGATGTTAACACTCTTAGTGATGAAGATCTTGCTGATTTAGCTAAAGAAAATCAAAGAGAACTTGATTTACTTAATGATGGATTTAGTACACAAACTGGACCATTAAGTGAAGCACAAAAAGAGGCATATGAAGCAGTTTTAGCAGAAAGAAATATACTCTTGGAGGAAGCTAAGAAGAGAAATCCAAACTGTGTTAAGAAAGAAAGTGATAACTCATATACATTTGACAAGACTCCAGAATGTGAACAGTTTTTAAAGTCTGTTCTCGCCAATAATATGGCGGCACTCGCACAGAAAAAATATTCTTTGCCGGATCCTTGTGGAACTTCTGAGTTAGCAAAGGTTAATACCGCACTTCAGAAGTTCTTTATTACACTTAAGGGAATTAAAAAATATGGAAATTTATATCTAAATGGTGTACTCAATAAGACCAGCAATCTTATAAGTCTTGTAAGAAGTACATCCACGATCATTTCTTCAGTTCTAAAGGGTCTAGTTCAAAGATTTAGAAACTATATCCTGTACAAGATAAGGAGAGGTATTATTGATGTTATTGATAAACTTTTCCCAAATCTAGTAACGAATGTAAAAAACAATTTATTCCAAAGAATTATAGACACCATTCTTTGTAAGTTCAAAGATATTATCAAAGGACTGAAAGATCTCGTAGTTGATTTCTTGTTTGAACTGATTGGTAAGGTAGCAAATGCTCCATTCTGTGTCGCAGAACAATTTACAAATGCTTTGGTGAACAATCTGGCATCCGGTATAGACAAGGCAATCGGTCCAGTTTTAGATGAAATTAGCGATGTTCTTGGTGGAGTGACCAAGTTTGCTGGTCAGGTATTTGAAGCACTAGACTTTATTTTGGGATTTGAGGCATTCCTGTGTGCTAAACCAAATTGCCCAGAGATTAATGAATTTGCTGCTGGACCTTGGGGTGGTCCATCACCAACAAACCCAAATGCTTTTGAACGTTTCTTGGCATCACCAGATCTTGATGCTGGAGAAGCAACTACATTTATCAATAATACCCTTAATGACACCCTTGGATTGGGATTTCTTGATAAAGGTGTTAATGGAGAACAAATCACAGCACCTCCTGGTAGTGTTACTGATTGTAGTACGGCACCATTTAAGTGTGGTCCACCAACTGTTGAGTTCTTTGGTGGAGGTGGTGCTGGAGCAGTTGGAGCAGCAGTTGTCGATACCGCTGGTAAGATATTGGGCGTTGATCTAGTATATGGTGGATCAAGTTACACTAGACCACCATTTGTAACGTTCATGGACTCTTGTGGAAGAGGAAACTATGCGAGTGGATACACAAAAATTGATGACAACGGGCAGGTAATTGAAGTTGTAATGGTTAATAATGGATCTGGATATTTGAATATTGTTGATGGAACAACTGAATTTGATGATGATCCAGCAGATATTACTATTCCATTCCCAGTGGACCCAGTGGAAGAAAGAGTCACTGATTATGTTGTTTGTTTGAAGGAAATTGAGGTTATTTCTACTGGTATTGGATACTTACCAACTGATGAGATTACAATTACTCCAGATATACCAAATCTTAAAGCACGAGTTAAGATGACCGAAGCAGGTCAAATTATAGCGATTGATGTTTTGGAAGAAGCATGTAATTTGACCACCATTCCAGAGATTACAATAAATAGTCTGATGGGTGGTGGACTTCAAGTAAGACCAATTCTTACATTCACAAGAATAGAAGACTTTGATCGTTTGGCAGGTGCTCCAGCTCCACAAGATCTCGTTCGTGTTATTGATTGCGTTTCATAAGATATGGCACATATTCCAGAGCATACAGTTACTAATAATCCCCATGGTGCCATTATCTTTGGACCAGTTGGGACCGAAAATGATGGTTCTGTACTGAATGTCGCAACAACAAAAGGTCATCATGACCATTATAATAGTAATGGAAATAAAACAAGTATAACTCCAAAGAAGTCTGAAGAATATTGTGGTAGAGATTTCACTGAAGAAAGAAAAGATGGTGAGAATGAAAATATTGCCAAGGCAATTATCTGTGAAAACGGAGATATGATTATCAATTGCCAACAAGGCAATTTAAAAATCATAGCAAAAAACATTTACATTGAAACACTTGGTGATGATACTGATGGCAACTTCATGGTTAGTGCTAATGAAGCTATAACCATGACTGCTGGTGAGCAGATGACTTTGGGTGGTGCTAAAGTTTGTATAACTAGTAGCGATTCCATTAATATGACGGCACAAGGTCTTTTAAATATTACTTGTACCGATATAAACAAAATTTCTCCACTTAATCCTATTATTGAAGCTCTTCTACCTGGTCCAATCAAAGAATTAATCACTGGCGTTACTCAATCCTGTAAGTAAATATGGCATTCGATCATTTATCAACATTCTCTGTAGATATTATGTCACCACTTGCCGGTGGTGCTTTATTGTTTCCGAAAGGATTTTGGGAACCAGGATCCTTATCTGTACATAAAGGACATTTTGGGCAGGGAATAACAGTTGCTCCCTTTCTTGCTTCTCTAAATGTCGGTCCATCTGTAACTTCACCACTTTCAATCAATACTCTTGGTCTTGAAGTTTTAACTGGAGTAAGAAACGTATTTGGTTCTGATATTAAAATCGGATCTGATCTTAAATTTGGAGCACTTGATGTTTCATATACGGGTGTTAATAATGATATAAATGCGATAAAATCTGCCGTTTCTAGTTCTTGGAGCGCCACAGCACCTATCATAACACTAAATGGAGTTACAATTCTTTTAAATAGTCCCTTGGGTCTTTTAAATGGATTGTGGTTGTACAATGGATCGAATATTTGTGCTCCTTGCCCATCAGATCAAACAGCAAAAACAAATGTAGTTAATCTCGAAAGTTCTCTAGATAAAGTACTGAGTTTGAGAGGAGTTTCTTTCGATTGGAATCCAGAAGTCGTTCCAAAGAAAGCAGAAAAACAAAAATCTTCGATCGGTTTGATTGCTCAAGAAGTTGAGAAAGTTATACCCGAAGTTGTTGTTACAGAAAAAATTGAAGATAAAGATCTAAAAACAGTTGAATATGAAAATCTAGTTGCCGTTCTGGTTGAAGCAATCAAGGAGCAGCAGCAACAGATAGAAGAATTAAAAGAAAGAGTAGCGACCCTAGAGGGAAATAAATAAAGAAAATATTATTCTTGAGTATGGATAACATCTTAAAAAATCAAGTCATTGAAATTCTGGAAAAAGAACAGGATCAACTTGATGGTGTTTATGAAAATCAGAGTACTGTAGGTGTTCCCACATCTATAACAAAGAAAACAGTAACTCAAAATGAATCTGGACAATGGGAAGAAAACGAAGAAGAATTTGCAGAATTATATCCAGAAAATTCTGGGGATAAGATAGAAGATCAGTATGAAAAGGACGTAATTGTTCTTCAACAATTCTGTGGAGACTTTGATGATCAAATCGTCTCATGGAATACCCAAATCAATGCTCTGAAGACTCAGATAGTTGAACTATCTACTGATGCGATAAACAGAAACTGTTGGCCAGGTATTGCTTACAGCACAACAACATCTGGTGGTACTACTAGAAATACTGGAATTAATTCATTAACAGAAAATCTTGGTGGAGATTTTGATCTTAAACAGGATGTTGATAAATTAAAAATATTTCCAACACTATGGGGTCCAAGTGCCAATTATGGAGCAACAAATCCATTTGATCCAGACAGCACTGTTGATTTAACCTCATCAAACTCTGGATATGGATATGAAAATGTAATCACCAATGATGGTGGTTCAACAACCGTAGGAACGGCAAGAACGGTTTCTGATACTTCTGGTGATCATTCTGGTCCAAGAAATGTAGGAACGTTCCGCGCATATGCTGGTGTTGGTGTTGCTCCTGATGCTTCGGATGTTTCATTAATTGGAGTTGATGGTCAAAATCATTGTGTATCCATTGCTTCTTCTATCGCTGCTCTTGAGTCTCAAATCACATCATTGAGAGCACAAAGAGATGCTGCCGTAAGTAGAAGTGATTTAAATTCTGTGAAAAGCAAGAAAAGAGAAAAAGAATTACAAAACTGGGGTGCCAAGAACACACGTAAGAAGGTCGAAGATCAAAAAACCAAGAACAGTGCCACTGTTTCTGCTGTCACCAACCTAACCACTTGACACCCCACCCCAGATGCCCTATAATATGTGGGTAATCAACGGAACACCCCATGAGCAACACCGAATGCGTTCAAGGCATTGTGATCGATGTTTGCACTCGCTCTTTCCTTCTCCTGAGCGATGAAGGCAATGAAAAGATGGTTGAGTGCGATACTGTCCAGGAGTTTATGAACGTTCTGGAAGTGGTAACTGCCAATCTTTCTGAAGATCAAATCGAGTATGCTGATCTGGCAGTTCAGGGTGAGGAATACTGATAAATATCAGATCTATGGAAGTTTACACAGTGAAAGAATGGGAAGATAACTTTGATGCTCTCCTAGAACGTGTGGAAAAAGGAGAGCACATTGGTGTCGTAGACGAAGAAGGAAGAGCAGCAGTTATGATGCCTTATGATGATGAACTTCTCCGAATATACACGGAAAACAACAACGAAGCATCGTAGTTCATCATCTGGGAAGTGAGACTTGGTAGTCAGAGAGGTCTTATAAACCTTTTCCGCCAGATTAGCGGCTTTGAGGTGGTTCGAATCCACCCACTTCTATTAGTGTAGATGTGATGTAAGGAAACACACCTCTATGAGGGTATGCAGGTATCAAATCCTGTCTTCTACACTATCTTGCACGTTTCGCATTTCGGTAACTGCAACGATCTCATAAATCGTCTTAAATTGGTTCGACTCCAATAACGTGCACCTACGCCCGAGTGACCCAGCGGAATGAGGTTCTCGACTTAAAATCGAGCAGTCGGCGGTTCGAATCCGCCCTCGGGTATAAAAATAAATAAGACAAAAAGCATCCGATATGTCTTATAAGATTGACACCGCATACTGTTGGTATTTGGACCACAGTATGATAGTGAAAATGTACTTTATCAATCAGGTTCCATTTACCTTTGATGAACTACCTGATGGACATCTACAAGACGAAGAATTAAAAAGATTAGCAGATAAAGAAAGGTCGTTTGAACCAGACGACTTATACAGAAGTTCTTTCTATCTGATAGATGAGGAAGCACACCCTTGTATGTTTCCGATAGAACTAGAAAACCCTGAAGATATGCCAGACAATGAAATATATTATTATGATGAGGAAGATTTGATGGGTTGATAAATAAAACATAGAAATATATTGGCGATTATAATCCGATGCCTCTCAATAAGCTAGAGAACTTTATTAAGAGTACTGAAGGGAGAATACTCTACGTTAATCCCAACGACATCAACTCCAGTGATGATATAACGAATCAAGGTAATTCGCTTACAAAACCTTTCAAGACGATTCAAAGGGCACTGATTGAATCGGCAAGATTCTCATATTTGAGAGGTAGTAATAACGATATTGTTGAGAAGACAACGATTCTTCTCATGCCAGGAGAGCACATAGTTGATAACCGTCCTGGATTTGCTATTAAAGATAGTAGTGGAGCAAGGGCAGTATCACCAGCTGGAACAGAGACTGCTGCTCAGGATACTCTCTCTTTAACTTTACAATCGGTATTTGATCTAACTCAAAGTGATAATATCCTTTATAAGTTTAACAGTATTAAAGGTGGTGTTGTTGTACCTAGAGGTACTTCTATTGTTGGTCTAGATCTCAGAAAGACAAAGATAAGACCTAAGTATGTTCCAAACCCGACAGATGCTGATGTAGATGGTTCAGCAATCTTTAGAGTTACTGGTGCGTGCTACTTCTGGCAGTTCTCCATCTTTGATGGTAGAGAAGATGGCGTTGTTTATACAGACCCTGTAGATTTCTCTGCTAACAATCAATCCAAACCAACATTCTCTCACCACAAACTCACATGCTTTGAGTATGCTGATGGTGTAAATATTCCTTCTGGATATGATCTAACTGATCTCCAGATGTACTATAGTAAATTATCAAATGCCTTTAACTTGGCATCTGGTAGAGATGTTGATCAAAAGTATCCTGATGATCCTCTTGGATTCTATCCACAGAGACCAGAATGGGAGATTGTTGGTGCTTTCGCAGCAGACCCCATCAATATTTCCTCTGTTATTTCTGGTGATGGATTTACTCCAAGTTCTGTTATTACAGTTACTACCTCAACAGAGCATGGTCTAACAGCAGATACTCCCATTAAGATTAAAGGAGTTGCTGAGGCAGACTATAACGTTTCTGGAAAGGTTCAGGCAGTTCTGAGTGCCACTCAGTTTACCTATTCCATTCCTTTTGTAAGGGCAAACCTACCTGCCTCACCTAGCGTATCTTCAGCAACAGTTACCATTGAAACAGATACTGTTTCTGGTGCTTCCCCATATATCTTTAACATCTCTCTGAGATCTGTTTATGGTATGCAGGGTATGCACGCCGATGGAAGCAAATCATCAGGTTTCCGTTCAATGGTTGTTGCTCAGTTCACTGCTGTTTCTCTACAAAAGGATGATAGAGCTTTCGTTAAGTATAACGAATCTTCAAGAGTATATGACTCCATTGCAATTACTAAACAGACTGGTTCTACTCTTTCAACGCAATCATCATCAACAAATCCAGATACAGTTTATCACTTAGATCCTAATGCGATCTATAGAAGTGGTTGGGAAACCAGTCACATTAAGATAAGTAATGATGCGTTTGTACAGGTTGTTTCTGTATTCGCAATTGGATTTACTTTCCACTTTGATATTAGAAGTGGTGGTGATGCTTCTATTACTAACTCAAACTCCAACTTTGGTCAACACTCTCTACATGCCGAAGGATTTAGGAAAGAAGCATTTAATAAAGATACTCATGGTTACATAACAAATATTATTACACCAAGAGCAATCACATCAACACAAGAACAAATTGATTGGGTTTCCGTTGATGTTGGACTTACAACTCAAATTGGCATCTCAAGTCATCTCTATCTGTTTGGATATGATAACGCTGATATTCCACCAGCAAGCATTACTCAAGGATATAGAATTGGTTCAAAACTAGATGATCAATTATATGTTGTTGCAGGTGCTGGAACTAGTGTAGCTCCAATTAGAATGGTGGATGGTGTTGTTAGTTCCAGTTCAACAGTTGCGTATGGATCAGTAACATCCGAGAAGTCATATAAAGTTGCCAGTGGTCCAAGTTCTAATATTCTCAATATTGTTTCACACAATATACAAACTGGAGAAACAATCCGCATTATAAGTGATTCTGGAGATCTTCCAGAAAATTTGAATCCAAATAAAATTTATTATGCAATCAGAGTTTCTACATCAGAAATTAAAGTTGCAGCAACTAAAGCAAACGCTGAAAATAATCTGGCGATCACAATTTATGGCGGCACAAAACTTCGTGTAGAAAGTAGGGTATCTGATAAAAATCCTGGGGATATTGGTCATCCAATTCAGTGGGATAGTGTATACTCTAACTGGTTTGTTCTTTCAGATCAAGACAATGAAATCTACAGAGTTCTTGAATCTGAAGGTGTTGCTGGAATTGGTGTTAGATCCAATGATGCTTTTGTTTATAGAATAGAAGATGATAGAAGTTTGGATGAAAAAATCTTCAAAGTTCGTTATGTCGTTCCTAAAGATGTTCCTAGTGCCAAAGATCCTGGTGAAGGATTTATCATTCAAGAGACCAGCACAACTGGAGCAAGAAGTGATTCGGACTTTACTCTGACTTCAATCACTTCAGCAGACTATGATTATGATAGAAACCCAAGATTCATTTCTACATGTACTGTTGCTACAACAACAGTAACTGTAATTGCGGATTTACCTCATGATCTTACTGTCGGTGATCAAGTAATCATCAAGAATGTAACCAGTACAACTAATGCATCAGGTGCGGATAATATAGGATTCAACGGAACATTTGTAGTCACTGGAGTAACAAACGCAAATACATTTACATATGAATCAACTGATGTGAATGGAACTGTTCATAGTCTTGGAACATTCAGTAGTGATACACACACAAGGTCAACTTCTCTTCCAAGATTTGAGAGAAATGATCACAAAAATAATCTTTATATCTACAGAAAGGAACAAATTACACCATATATTTACGGCGTACAAGATGGCGTATTCCATCTATATGTAACTAATTCTGATAATGCAGTACTGACAGAATTTACTGATTATAAGTATAGTCAGCAAATTGAAGATCTTTATCCACAATTAGATAAAGATAATGTAAATGACTCTCCACAATCGGCAGTTTCATTTGCTAAGAGATCTCCACTTGGTGAAGTTGTTACTAGTGATCTCAAAAAGAGTATTACTAGAGAAAGTTTAGACCTAACACTTAACACTTTCCATAAAGGTTTAGCAGTAACGGGAGTTACAACATCTTCTGGAATCTCTACAATCACTTTCGGCAGAGAGCATGGATTCTCTGGACTTGCCACATATTCTTCATTCAGTGGTGGTTCTGGACACTCTGATGGAACTTACTATAACGTAAAACTTTATAATGAGGTTGGTCTTTTAAACTGGGATGGTGCCACTGCTAAGGCAGTTGTATCTGGTGGATCTGTTGTTGCCGTTGATATTCTTTCTGGTGGTTCTGGATATGGTGATGGTGAAACACTATACTTCGATAGTGCTACCATCGGTGGATCAGCAAGCGCAAACCTCACAATCGCAACTGCTGGTATTTCAACCAACATTGGTGATGTTGTTCAATTAACTGGTATTGGAACAACTGCTGATGGATACTATAGAATCTCATCCATTCCTGCCGCTAATCAAATTGCTGTTGGTCATACTGGTGGTGATCCTGTAATTGTTCTTGGATCTTATGCTTTACCACTAGGACCTTCTATTAAGGTTTCTTCTGTAACAACATATGATTCTGTAACTGGTATTTCAACCGTTACATGTTCTGGTGCTCATGGTCTATTTGCTGGTAACAGATTTAGATTCATTGATGTAGATAAGAATAATCTTGGCGATTATCTTGTTAAGGAAAGAGTTGGTGTTAATACCTTCACAATCCATACTGGAGCATCAGTTGGGTCAGCAGATTATATTCTCAAGCATGGTATTTCTGCTAACGATGCTGTTTCAGACTCAACAAATGAGAATCTTGGAACTAGAAGCATCACTCTCTATGGCAATGATTATCTGACATTAGTAGGAGACATTACTTCTTCTGGTACTGCCCTCGCTGTTTCTTCACCATCTTCAGGTATTGGAACTCTGGCAAGATTCCCACTTGGTTCACATATCCAAGTTGGTGCTGAGATCATGAGAATCACTAGCAGCACTTTAAGTGGTTCTAACAATAATGAGATTACAGTTCTCCGTGGTCAACTAGGAACTGTTGTTACTGAGCACAAGGCAGGATCTTTAGTTAAGAAGATCGATCCAATCCCAACTGAGGTTAGAAGACCTGCTATTGCCCGTGCTTCTGGACATACATTTGAATACCTTGGATTTGGACCTGGTAACTACTCAACTGGTTTACCTCAGGTTCAGGTTAATTCTCTTAATGAAAGAGAAGTATTCCTCGCACAATCACAAGAGAAATCTGGTGGAATCATTGTTTACACTGGTATGAACAATGATGGTGATTTCTATATTGGTAATAAGAGAGTTAGTTCCGCAACTGGACAAGAAAGAACATTTGATGCTCCAATTCCAACAATTACTGGTGAAGAAACAAGTATTCTAAGTGCTGTATTTGATGAAGTTATTATTAAAGAGAGACTTAAGGTTGAAGGTGGTAACTCTGGAACGGTTCTTTCACAGTTTGATGGACCTGTTACATTCAACGGAGAAACCAAGTTTAATAATGTCCTCAAATTAAATGATAATCTCACAGTATCTGGTCACATTGAAATTACAAATACTACCGATTCAACTTCTAAGGATACTGGAGCACTGATTGTTGATGGTGGTGTTGGAATTGAGAAGAATCTTTATGTTGGTGCTGGAACATCTGTAACTGATGATCTCTACGTTGGTGGTAATGCTGAGATTGTTGGTGTTACAACAACTCATGATCTGGTTAAGTTACAGTCAACTCAAGGAAATACTCTTGGTGATGTAGATACTGGAGCACTTCAGATTGATGGTGGTGCTGGTATTGCCGAGAACTTAACTGTTGGTGGAGCAACTTCAATCACTGGAGATCTCCGCGTTAAAGGTAACATTGTTGTTGAAGGAACTGGATTATTCCCAATCGGTTCTATTATTCTTTGGTACGGTGCCGTTGGATCTATTCCAACTGGGTGGTCACTCTGTAATGGTCAAACTGTTGGAGCATATACAACACCAGACCTTAGAGAAAGATTTGTTGTTGGTGCTGGTGGTGATAACAGTACTGTTACTGGTTCTGGATACTCAGTTGGAGATACTGGTGGTGTTAATGAAGTAACACTCTCAACAAGTCAAATGCCAGTACACAGTCACTCATTTAGCCTTAGTGGTTCAAACAAATCATTGATTGACTCCACCAAGGTATTCCAATACGGTGGAGACGCTGTTGGTGCTCATGGTTACTCCAATAGCAATGTTAGCATTAGTGGTTCTATTAATAATGCTGGCGGAGGGACGGCACACGAAAATAGACCTCCATATTATGCTCTCTGCTACATCATGAGAACTTCATAAATAACTAAAAACCATATAAGATGGCAAATTTTAGGAAGTCGTTTAACTTTCGTAATGGTGTTCAGGTAGATGAAGATAACTTTATAGTAAGCTCTACTGGATTGGTGGGAATCGGAACATCCGTTCCCACCGAGTTCCTTGATGTAAGAGGATCTTTAAAAGTTGTTGGTGTTGCCACCATCCAAGATGCTTTTATTGGTGTAGGAACTGTTAGCGAAAAACTAGAGGTTGGAATTACTTCCTTCAGTTCTGGCATCATTACTGCCAAAACTGGTATTGTCACTTACTATGGAGATGCGAGATATTTACAGGGAATGCCCACTTCTCAGTGGGTTGATATTGATGTAGGACTGGGATATACGAGTATATACGCTGCTGGAAATGTTGGGGTAGGTACAGTAGATCCAAGATTTACTTTCCAAGTTGGTGGAAATAATAACGTTTCTAACTTCTCTCGTGGTGTTGGTATTAGTTCCGTAGGAGATGTAACGGTTGCTGGTATCGCAACTATTACCAAGATCTATGGATATGGTATTGGTGTTACTGGGTTAAATGCTGCTGATGCGATAGCAACAGGAACACTTGATAATGATAGACTTCCTTCCAATATCAACAAACCAACTGGTATTACCACAGCAGCTACTTTTGTAGGTGCTCTAACTGGAAACGCTGATACTGCTAGTGATCTCTTATCAACAGCAAATATCAGTATTGTAGGATCTAACGTTGGTTATTCTACTGCTGGTATTTCAACCGTATACAACACTCTAAGAGTTGTTGATGGTGCGAAACTTGCTGTTGGTGATCAAGATCCACAAGCAGATATTGAAGTTAGCAGCAGCGGTATTTCTTCTGTTCAGGTCATTAGCACAGCGGCAGAGTCAAGATTAATTCTTGGTAGATCTGTTCCTGGAGCAGCATCCAATTATGGATATCTTCAGTTCGGAAATACAAATGGTTCTTATGCCGCAAGTAATACTAAATCATTAGATATTGTAAACTATGACACTGGAAGTGTCAATAACTACCTCCATCTTGGTGATGCTGGCATTAACACTGGTAGATGGGGATGGATTTACGGTCAAAATCTTACTGAGAGAATGTCTCTTACCTGGGATGGAAATCTGGGTGTAGGTAAGACAAATCCAGATGAGACCTTACATGTTGTAGGTACATCAACAGTAACCAGTAATGCTTATTTTGGTGGAGATGTTGAGATTACTGGAACATTCAACCCAACCAACATAACTGTTAGTGGTAATTCAGTTCTGGACGGAACTGTAATTGTAAGTAACACTGGAACCCCAGGATATTCTCTACAAGTTGGTGGCAATCCAAACTCCACTGCTGGAGTTGGAATAGCATCTGCTGGAAACATTAAGGCATCACATGGTGTTGAAGCAGCAGAGTTTAAAACTGGTTCAGTAACTGTTGGAAACGCTGGTGTTGTTACTTGTACACAGATAAGCATGGGTGGAGATGAATTTGTTTTCCAAGTTTCTGGATCTAACTTAATTATTTCTGTTCCTGGAGTCGGCACCACAACACTGGTACTCTCATAAAACTTGACAAACCCCTGAAATCCCACTAGAATACCTTTGTTGAGGTCAAAGAGACAGCTCTACCTACATTATGAAAATCTATCTGCAGACCTGCCAAGAGTGGAAGGAACTCTATGATCTTGGCAGGAGACGTTTTGGATGTTTTGTTGGATACACATCCCAGGATGATGTAGAGCTTCGCTTTGCTAATAGGGATTACTCTCACTTCATTTCTCGTCCTTATGTTTATGATGTGTATGATGTTCATCCTGAACTGACAGATCACTTTATTCACAGTGAGTTGGAACAAGTAGGGTTCCAGAAATACAATAAAGTATCTGAACAGGGACGTTCTCCAGATTTTCTTGTTTCAGATTATGATGAACAGGAAGCACTTTCTATTATTGAAGGTGTTATTCATCGTATGAGTGAGTTCTTCTATCAATGTGAGAAAGATGGGACTCTAATTACTGCTAAACAGCGCAAGGAAGCACGTAATAAGTGTCAAGATTATCACCGCCAAGTTCGTCCAGCATTATTGAAAGCATGGGTAGAAAACTTTGAGAATATTAATAAAGATGCTAGAATTCTGGTAACTGGTGATGCTCATGGTGGGTTTACTAGATATTTGGTAGATAATGGATACGAGAATATTATTGTTGATGAAGAAATTCTGAGTCTTGCCCCTGTATATAAAGAAAAGATCACTGTAAATATGGATCCCACTGGAAAGTTTGATGCTATTCTTACCAACCCTCCCTATAATGTTGGTAACAATCCTAACTATTACCTTAAGCATGTAAAGAAGCAGAGGGAATTGTTGAAGGATGGTGGGCACTATCTTGTAATTATTCCCAATCGTTTTCTTGCTCCATTTTCTCAGGCAGCAAAAACTCTTCGTGGATGGTTGCGTTTCCATAAAGTGTATCCAAGTTTGAACCACTTCTTCCCTGGTGTTGCTACATCGATTGGTGGATTTTATGCCACTAAGGAAGAGATGGAAGAGTTCAATGAATGTGATTTTGAATACCTTAAGGAAGGTATTACCATTCGCCAATCTCTAGAAACTCCTACTGCTATTGTTGATCCTTCTCTTATTCGAACTGAGATCATCAGTAAAGTTCTCAACTCAGACTTTGGTAAGTTGATTGAGTCTGATGGCGAGAATTTCCTTTATATTGATAGTGTATGGGAAAGGTATCGTGAGTCAACTCCGAAAGGTGGTGAGAAAACTCTTATCTGCCGTGTGAATGAAACTAATATTCATGGTACTAAGTGGGTGATGGAGAGTGTGAAGCAGGCAGAAGATAATGCCTGGTTCCTTTCTCGCTCTCGCCTTGGGCGGTTTGTGATGTATTGCTTTGCCAATGCTGCTCAGGTTAATCTAGGTTTGATCCGCCACATGCCCAAGTTGGATAGTATTGAACAAACCAACGAATACGTGTATAATCTTTTTAATATTACTGAAGAAGAAGTACAACATATCGAAACTTATATGAAATGAGTAAGAACAAACACAATTCTAATCTTGGTTCAGAGATTGAAAGATCTGATGATAGGATTAATGAAACAGGAGAAGTTTTTACTCCAGTAGAGTTGGTTCAATATATCCTGGAGCAGTTTCCTAAAGAGATGCTTCAGGATCCTAATTCTACATTCTTGGATAATTCTGCTGGTAATGGTAATTTGTTACTGGCTCTGAAAGAAGTTCTGCTAGAGTATCACTCTGAAGAACACATTGTGAATAACATGCTCTACGCTGTAGAGTACATGGAAGATAATCATAAAGAGTTGTGTCAAAGGATCGGTGTTTCGGCAGATCATCCACACTACGTTAATGCTGATGCGCTAGAGTATCACTATCAATTCAACGGAGCACCAGCACAGATGACGCTGGACCAGTTCTTCTAGTGGCACAGGGGGTTCCTTCGGGGATCCCTTTCTGCTATAATAGTCCCATACGCGATGAGATCTGTGATGCAACTCCGACCCCACCAGCAAGATGCTCTGACCGCTATGCTGGCTCACGACAAGGGTCAGGTCATCGTCCCCACTGGCGGTGGTAAGACCATGTGTATGATCAAGGATTCTCAGGAATATCTTGATGCCTGCGATCGTGGCATTATGGTTGTGGTTGCTCCCCGTATTCTTCTTGCCGAGCAACTCTCTGCTGAGTTCCTTGAGTTTCATACTGATGCTGCTGTGATGCACGTTCATAGTGGTGAAACTCATCACTTCAGCACCACTCGCCCTGCTCTGATCCGTAACTGGAGTCAGCAAGCATATCGTAAGCAACTGATCTTTACTACCTATCACTCTCTTCCTCGCCTGATGGAAGCAGAGATCAATGTCGATTGTATCTATTTTGATGAAGCGCACAATTCGGTCCAACGTAACTTTTTCCCTGCTACGGAGCACTTCTCTTCTACTGCTACTCGCTGCTATTTCTTCACTGCTACTCCTAAGCATTCTCTCACTGTTTCCAAACCTGGGATGAACGATCCTGAGGTTTATGGCAACGTAATCTGTAACGTTCCTGCTCCCAAGTTGGTTCAGGAAGGTTACATCCTGCCACCTAAGGTTGTTGTCAAGCAACTGGACATGGTTCAGGATAAGCAGATGATTGCTGATCGTGATTCTCAGAACCTGCTAGATACTATTGATGATAATGATCTGGGTAAGATCCTGATCGCTGCTCGTTCTACCAAGCAGATCATCAAACTGCTCTCTGAATCTGATTTCCGTGAGCAACTTGCCGAGCGTGGTTACTCCTGCATGTATATCACCAGCAAGACTGGTGCCATCATTGATGGGCAGAAGGTGGATCGTGAGACCTTCTTTGACACTCTCAACGCCTGGGGTAAGGATTCCACCAAGAAGTTTGTGGTTCTTCACCACTCCATCCTGTCTGAGGGTATCAACGTCAGTGGTCTGGAAGCAGTCCTGTTCATGCGGAACATGGACTACATCGGTATCTCCCAGAGCATCGGGCGTGTGATCCGCCTAGGAGGCGCTGAGAAAACGTTTGGTCTGGTGTGTGTGCCTGTCTATGATAAAGTGGGCATCAGCACCGCCAAGAGCGTTCAGGCGGTGGTAGACACCGTTTTCAATCAGGGTATGCCTGCTGTTTCTGTTGTTCGGAGGTAATTATGAATCCTAATTTCATTGGCATCTATGATGATGCTCTTTCAGAAAAACAATGTGTTGAACTTATTCAATATTTCGAAGATTATCCCAATAAAACTTCTGGTGGATTCTATAGTAATTCATTTCAAAGGGTAATTGTAAATAAGGAAAAGAAAGATTCCACAGATATTACTCTTAACTTTTTTAACAAGTCTTCAGCAAGTGTAACTATTAGAGAGGCACTGACCAAGGGTACTAAACAATATAGAAAAGACTATCCTGCTTGCGATATCATGTCTTTTTGGGATATTTACAGTGGGTATAAAATACAAAAGTATCTTCCAGGACAAGGTTTTCATCAGGTACACTGTGAATCAGCATCAAAAGGATTAAGTAATAGGGTTCTTGTTTGGATGATTTATTTGAACACAGTTACTGATGGTGGGGAAACTAGATTTCCAGCATACGACTTAAATGTAGAACCTAAACTTGGTAGATTGGTTATTTGGCCAGCAGGATTTACTCACATTCATCATGGACTTGTGAGTAATACTCAAACAAAATACATCACAACTGGGTGGTACACATTTACATAGTGTGCCAGTTGGTAAACTGTTACACTCTGCCCCGACTCTGCCCCACTCTGCCCTATAATTACTAGGTAATCAAAAAACCACCATGATCTGCGAAGTTAAACTCTACGTTGCTGGTAAAGTCTTCACTGAAACTGTTCATGCCCGCGACTATGCTGAAGCACGTCAAGTAGCACTTGCTCGTAATCCTAATGCTAAAGTGATGGGTGTCAACGCTAAATTTTAATGGCAAAGTTCCAGAAACCATTCATTGATCGCCCTGGAATACTTGACCCTATACCAGGAGATCCTGAAGGATATGTAACAAACGATGGTATGTGGGCAGCAATTCCTATCATTGGATGTAAAGCATTTGCTATCATTCACAATGGTTCTGTGGTTCATGAGTCCCGCAACTATTCTTCAGCAAAGTCCTACATTCTTAAGGAAATCAAAAAATCCAAGAAGAAGTAGTTTAAATAATACAAACAGGGAACAATTCATGACCGAAAAACACGAAAAGCGCCGCGATGCTCTGGGTTTGTTTTATGAAAGTGTCTTAAAACCAGACCATGAACTTCGCCAGTGCGCTCACAACCAAGAGTGTTTCCATGAGTTGATGGAGTGGCGTGATGAAATCATCCGCTATCTGGATGAGCGGAGAGTTCAGGAGTTTCACTGATGGACTCCCACTACATACTGTTCGCACTGTTCGCAGTGGCAGCGTATTTCATCGTAACTGATGAGAGCGTTGCCGCTGCGTTTTTTTATGTCACAAAGTTAGCAAAAGCATACACACAACGCCAGTGGTGGTGGTTGACACATAATCCACGTAATCCTGTGATAAAATATCTCATATATCGTCGATCTTTGAAGATGGCTGAGAAGATAATGGCGTCAATAAATACCAAAGAGGAGACCAAGGACTGATATGTTATCAACTCAATATCGTCTTCGACTTGAAGGCATTTGTAATAAGATTGCCTTTCAAGAGCAAGTAAGTCTTGAAGACATGGTTTGGGCAGAGAAACTTGCTAAGGCAAATACAACTGCCAGAGAAATGCTTAAAAGAGCAAGAGGTCGTGCTGCTAACCCCGATATGGTTGAGGGTAGCATGGACGACTTCATGAATAAGATGGGTTTAGGTGACCCTGACCCATCAAATCATCGTACTGGATTTGGTAGTGCCGATGAAATTGTAGATTGGTTCAACCAAGATAAACCCGACGATTGGAGGCAAAGAGATTGACAGAAACAGCAGTAATTTATTCTAACGGAAGTCAAGAGTGTGAGCGCATGAGTATGCTGCTCGAAGCACTTGGTGGTGAGTTTCTTGAGTATAAACTGAATGAACATTTTACTCAAAGAGGATTTGAAGCAGAGTTTGGTCCAGATGCTGAATATCCACAAATTAACATTGGTTATAGGCATGTTGGTAGTATGAAGGAAACTCTACACTTCTTATGTGCTGAAGGTATTATATGAACTTCGAACTGACTCTAGATGATTATACTTTGATATTAAATGCCCTTCACTACTACAAGAAGGTAGAGAAGGTTGGTGCCTTCCAAAAATACGACGAAAAAGCAATTAATAATTTAAGGGATAAGATGTCCAAACAACTTATACCAAGTGAGTTTAGTTTCGAAGAATTCTATTCAATCACAGAAAAAGAGGAATGACTTACGAACAGTTTATTCACAAAGGTACTGAGTTTTACATGAACATGGTGAAACTCATTGATATCAAACTCATGTACCGCATGGAATTGACTGATGATGAAAAAGAAATTAATGATCATATTCTAGAGTTTCAAAAGCAAATAAAACTAACTGAGTTAAGAGACAAGTTTGAAAAGTGTTGGGAGGTTGATGAATGAAACAATCACTAATTCTTGTTGCTTGCTTTTTACCGCTTGCTGTGATATGGTTAGTGATGAAGTTATCTCTATGGTTATCATCTAGTGTAACAGAAGTCAATTATGTCCGAGAAGAATCCAAACGACCACACGGACCCTACGTGGAAAACGCATATGGAGACACTGATGAGGAAGAAGAGGATTATTGAGACTAAAGAAACTATTGATCAGGCAATCTGGGAATATTATTTTGAGAAGGGACTTCCTGTTCCTAGATGGAAAATGCAGAAAGATCCACAGTGGTGGATTGATTACTTGAGAGAACTTGACAATGAAGATCAGAACCCCTATAATAGATAGCAAATACACTATCGTAATGGACTATCGACCCTATTCGCCAGAGTGGCACAGGAGACGCTACCTGAAGGAGGCGCTGGATAAGTATTTCGATGACTATGTGGACACCGATGTCATCCGTGAGGATCTTCTCAGTATCCTGTCAGAGCGTTCTGACAAAGCATATGAAGAGTTTATGCGTATCAATCAACTTGAGAAGTCTCTACAGTGAGAGACAAGATAGTATTCATTCTACCATTCTTCCAAGTTATTATTGCGTTGGTAACTCTTTCTAAGATACCAGAACCACCACCGCAGTATTTCTGTGAGCAGGGTAGAGATACTTATGGTAACGCATACCCAATCATTATTTGTAACCCACAATGACTTACGAAGCAGAAGTTCAATTCAAGTTTGATGCTACGTTCACTCCCACGTATGGGACATCATCCTGGACTGATGATGACTTTATCCCAGAAGAGCATTATGTGATCACAGCACCCGCTGCTGATCTGAATGCCAAACAGTATTTCAAACTGTTTGAGAAGTTCCTGCTGTGTGTGGGTATGTGTCCGCAATCCATCCGCAGTGGTGCTATGTCTCTTGTCTTCAACGATTGTGTGAATGAAGAAGAACAGCGTAAGGTCTGTAAAGAGTATGAGATCACAATGGATGAAGACCTGGAGAAGAAATACCAGGAGTGGAAAGAGCGTGACGCACAATGGGCGAAGATGAACGCTCATTATGAGAAGAACTTTGGTAGTGAGCCCAAGATCAAAGGTGAATGGGTAGATAGTGCTGATGGAGTATCCTGATGAAACTCATTCAATTCGGTATCCGTGAAGATTATGGTAAGGAGTATTACATGACGATCCTTACTACAAAGAACTATTCTCTACTTCAGGTGGCTTTTGATGTTGGTGAGTATGGTAATTGGATTGAGTTTCCTTATCTCCAAATCACTATGGGATATGGTAGACTATTCTCATTCCTACTTTCTATTGGTAAGTTAGGTTTTACATTTGACATTGCTGGTCGTAACTGGCGTGATGAACTGTTTTATGCCTCAAGAGATTACATGGAGTTGAAAGGTGACTGAAGAAGAACAGAAACTTTATGATGTGATTGCTGACTGGTGGGATGAAGTATTCGTTCGCCCACAAAACCCAAAGACAATCAGAAACGATTCTATTATTGACCTTGTTCATGCTATAATGGACACTGAAAAGTTTCAAGAAGAACTTTCTAAACAGAAAGTATTTGATGCTGATAAGTTTGCGGTGGAAAACAGTATGGTAAGAAATCATCGTATCCTTGACCGATACAACATGTTCTACAATACAGAAGTTTCTGGTCTCACTTGGGG